GTTAAAAAAGCTGCGTTACACATTACGTGGGCAGAATGAAGTAATAAAGTTTCTTTATCAAAATCCTCTCCGCTTTTAATCGCTTGCAAGTGTCTTTCTAATGAAGCAATAACCTTGCTCCACTTCATTCCTTTTTCCCAATTGCGTTCAGCGTATTTATTTGCGCCTACCGTTAAAACTTTTGCGTATTGCTCTTGCGCAAATGCCGGAACTAAATCATAACGAGTTTTTCCCTCGTTAAATCGTAATCCTTCTTCTTTTGATTTTTCGCAAGTACAATTTCCTTCGGAATCCCAATTTCCGCAACATTTTTTTTCGTTTGTCATTGTATTTAGATTTAAGTTAAAATATATAATTGTTAATTGATTTTTGATCCGCGTAGTAGTTGAAATGAGTAAAACAACTGATACTGTTTTTAAAGTTAGTCTTAACCCAATCTGATGGAGGACTAAACGCTCCGAAATTCTGATATTCAAAACTTGTTGAACTCGTGAAGTCCAATATTAGCTGATGCGAATCGCCTTTGCTAAATTCTATTTTGTGAGAGTGAATTTTATGTTCATCAATATAGTTTTTGATTTTTTCAATTTGCGCGGAGTCAAGAATAGGTTTAAATCCAAACTTTAAACTCTTGTCATCTTTCCCGTGAGTTGTAATAAAGCATCTGTTCTTGACAAAGTAGTGGTCAATAAATTTCCTTTGGTTAATTACTTCAATTCCGGAGGGGTATTTTAATTCAATGTACTGCTTAAATGCGGAGTTGACAATATATCCAAAACTACCGGCGTGATTGTCATTACAAATATTCACTATTTTAATTTCGTCAAAATATGGGATTAGGGAATCAATAAGTTTTATTTTGAACTTTAGCCCAACATCAAACATTTGCTGATTATCCATGTTTTGAGGAAGTTGATGACCTCCTCTTGTGGTTAATCCGTCGAATCCGTCAAGGTAATCTCCTAATTCGTGAATTACTAATGTTCTTGATTTTTGATTTGCCAAGGTGTGCTTTACGGCTTTTTCAAGTCTTTGGAATAGTATTTCTTCATTCCACTCTCCATCATATAAAGCATAACCGTCTTTGTTTACGTCCATACCTATGTGAATATCGGTTATAACGAGTCTGTCGAACAACGCTACGTCACAAATATTGTCTTTTTTTGTGACAACTACCGGTTTTATTTTGTCCTTGAATATAGATAAAAAGTCAATTTCTTTTCCGGGGTCGTTTTCAATTTCTACATAATTCGGATTTTTAACAAACAATGATGCTCCTTTATCTTTAATCCAAAGATGCTTTACGTTTGAATTTGCAACATCCAATCCGTCGGTAGCATCAAAAATCCCCTCGTGCATATCGAGAATTGTTTTTTGGTTCCTTCGGATATACCTTGCCAATTCGTCAACTTCCGGATTGAGAAAACTTCCTTGGTCGGTATTCAAAATAATTTTAGCGTAAAATGTTGATGTTGGTGGTGGATTGTCGTGTTGGTGTTTTTGTAGTAATTCCTTAATAACGTGTTCGTATATGCGCCATTTTGAAGCCATAAATTCGTTTTGTTTTGGTTTAAGTAATTCAAAAGTAGGTATTTATCTTATAAGTTGTATGCTCAATAGATAAAAAGACTCGGAATGAATTATACTATAAATTTTTTCTATTACATAATTTACACGATTTTGCAATGATTAACGGCGATAATCACCGCAAATTTACCTTCGTTTAAATTACAGAGGTAAATATTACCTTCGAAAAAAGCCGACAACAGTCGCTTAGACTCGAAATCGGCTTTCTCAACAAACTATTTTTCTTAATCTAACTGAAACATTTGATTTACTTCTTCATTGCTTTGGAAGTCTATTGGAGATGGTTTTTCTTTACTTCTCTCTACAAGTAATTGTGATTGTTGCTCGGCTTGTTTTGCCGTTCTTAAATCTTTTCTGTCCTCGGCTTCCGATTGAGATTGCATTTTAACTCCGCCTTGAATTTGAGCAATTTGCATATCGCCATTAATTTTCATCTCCATAGTCGCCCGGTCATTCTCGCCTTTAACTTGTTCTTTTTGGATTAATCCATCGTTGACTAATTGTTGTTTAGCCATATCAAATTGATTTACCATTTGCGCAGTTTGCTGTTTCATTTGCTCTGCCGTTTGACTTGCTCTAATGTTCTCGTCAGCCTGAATTTTATACTCTTGCGCTTTTTGCTCTTGCGCTTTCTTCTGATATTTATTCATCAAAATAGTCATATATCCCAAGGCAAGTTTGAAGTTTTTAATGTTCAATACTTTGTACTTATCAGCAACGCTCATCATTTGCTTTTCAATAGCAATAGTCATATCGTTTTCTAACTTGGCTTTCTCCTCATCATCGAGATAAAGGTCTAAGTAAATTGCGAAATCGTGTAAATGCAAATCTTTAATTGAATCTAATGTTTTTACCGCAGTCGCGCCAATTTTTCTTGCGAAATCTTCTTTTAATTCTGAGAATTTAAGTAAATCGTGAATTCGATAAGTAACAGCTTCGGCAAGTCTTTTTGTTACATCTGAAGCTCCATCTAAAATATGACGAGTTGCAATATTAGAATTTAACGCTGCGAGTTTTTGAACACCTACTAATGAATCTTTGTCAGGACTTGATGCGTCACTTGCTCGGTTTAATCCGATTACATCACGCATTTGATCCATGTATTGCGCTTTCTGAATTGTAATGGCTTGCAGTTTATCTAATGAACCGCCCATTCGTAATTCGGTAATTGGTTTTGAATACATTGGGTCTCCATTGGCGCCAAAACTTCTTGCGAAAATACTACCGGTTTGCCAAAACATATCAACTACATTTTGAACCGTTAAGACATTTCCACCGCCTAATTGCAATTCGGCAATTGCATCCGGGTCAATAATAAAGCCATCAGGCATAATCTTTTGAGTAATCTGCTCTCCTTTTAATTGTAGAATATTTAATTGGTCTTCTACCGGTATCATTCTTGCAACTGGCGAATCGATATAACCTCTTTCCATATTAGGAGCAACACCAATGTATTGTTCCATTACTTTTTGCTTATTTGACTTAGGGCGTACCATATTTTCTGCAACTCCCCATTCTAATAAAATGCCAGTTCCTAAAACCAAACATCCTTGCATCAACACTTCTTCTTCAATAAACAAATCTTTGAATTCTGAATTAGCGTTTGGCTTCCAATTAAAATTTCCACCCATTACTTTTTTCTCGCCGGTAGCTTTGCTTTTGATAGTTTTCTTTCTTGGGCGAGTCGTTTTATAAGTGAAGTACAATAAGTTGCAAGTGCCTTTTATTTGTTCGTTTACCGGCGTTAAATTGTATTCCCACCAACTGTTTGATGAATTTTCAATTTGTTGTTTAATACCGACGTTTTGTGATTCATTTAGCCATTGATAGTCTGTATAAACTTCGCTTAGCGGAACGGTTTTAAATTCGCCGTGATAAAAACAATCTGAAAAATAAGGGTCGTCAGTATAAGAATGAATTTTATTCATTGCATCAACCCATTCAACTAAAATTCCTTTGTTTGGCACAAATCTATGTTTTACCCAAGCAACTCCGTCAATGGTCAACGCTTTTTTATTTAACCGGTCAATTTTGTCATTATAGCGATTTGCCGAAAAAACTTCCTCAATTGCTAATTCTTGTGATATTTCAATGGATTGTTTGTATTCTAAATCCATGTGTAAGTTCAATTCTTCATCTGTTTCCGGTAATTGTTCTACCGGCATACTTCCAACGTCTACTCCAAAAGTTTCTTTTGCTTTTACAATAATATCCTTGGCAAGTCGGTCATTTTCAATCTGTTCTCTGTAAGCCAATCTTTCAGTATAGCCAATCGGGTCAATTGAAGTTGCTCGTATAGAATAACCTCTATCAGCCATACCATTTACAACAATATCTACTAATTTTGGAATAATGGTAATCGGCTTGGTAGATAAATTCAAAAATGACTTGTCGCCATCTGCCTTAAATTGCTCTTTGTATTTATCCATTGACTGTAATCCCTTAGCGTATAAACGTCTTTGCAGAAAATCACGTCTTTGCAAATTGAAATTAGATGCCAAAATACCATCGTTAAATGTTCCGAAAAACCATTGAGATTCCATTGACTGAGCTAACCTTAATCCCCATTCCTGAGTTTTCTTTACTTCAAACGGGGTGTTTTGACTTGGGAAATTAACCACAGAGGATATTTCGTATTTTTTGCTTTCGTTAGCCATTGCTATATTGTTGATTTACATAGCAAAGATAATTATTTTTACAATATATCGTTTGCTTATAAGTAAAATTCATATTTTTGCCAATTCGTAAATTTTTAATAAACACGAATTTTGAATTTAATTTCATTTGAAACTTCGTGTTGAGCCTTGTAAGAATGTCTGTTAACTCCCAATAGTGCATAACCCGAAGCAATAGTAATATCCGATTTTGTTCTGTCTGAAACATTGAAACTTGCCCAATCGCGCAATGTCCTATTGAACGGCATTGAACCAATTTCGTTTTCTTCCCTTATGGCAAAAGTATCGTCTCCTTGAGTATAATATCCAACGTATTTTTCAACATACGCTTCAATCGCGCTATAGTGCATTTGAATTACGTCGGCAGAGTTACTTGGTATTCCGCCAATTTCTTTCTCGGTAGGACTTAATCTGTTGCTTGGTTTGTCAAATCGGCTAAGGCAAAATCCGCGATAACCTCTGTTCTTGAAGTGATATAATAAACGAGCTTTGTTGTTTTCTACAAGCGCAGGCATCCCGTAAAAGACACAACTCATCAAGCAATCTTCGAAAAACATCTCGGCAGTCTCAGGTCTTGCAACATATTCTAAGAAAAAATAATTACTCGAAATGTCCCTTAAAGTGAACGGGGCTGTAACTCCTGAAATTGCTCCTTTAGAACCACCTGACCACTCACTTCCATTATCTGTATTTTCTAATTTAGAATCGACTGTTGCATTTATATCATAGCTATCCACCCCTAGACATCCTACGGTATCATTGGCCGGATGCTTGCTTCTTCCACCATAAACATTGTTTTTCATCTCCCATTTATTCTGCATTTCTTTTGGAGGCAACCAACTGATTAAAAATCTTCCTCTTGGATTTGGATGCCACTCTACGATTGTGTCTAATTTGCCATCTTTCCATTGGAAATTACCACGAACTAATAATGTTTGGTCGGCATCAATACTTTCGTTGTAGTCTATTTGGTCGTTGATTTTGCCCAAGTTAAACATACTCCCTTTGCTCTCATCTCTAAAAGCATCTTTTAACGTCATAGGGAAAGCCCTCAACTCATTATTGTACTCGATGTCACTTTGTTTTCTTTTTGCGCGTCTCTTTGCTTCAAGGAATTGAACGGCGCCAATAGTTTTAACTATACCTTTTGTGTTTATAAATGAGCATCCTTCAGCTACTGTTTTATGACAAACACCATACTTGTCTGTATAGTCAGCCATATTCTCGTGCGCAGGTAAAAAATAAGGATATAGCCCACTCGGAGTTCTTCCTGTAATCGGGTCTCTTTTACTTAATAGTGATTGATTAAACAAACTTAAATAATTCTCCCCGCCATCTTTTTTTGCCGCTACCGTAGAGCCAACAAATGCCTTTCCTACAATTTCGCCGCCTTCGTCCATCGTTGGAGCAACTTCCCCCCAGTGCTTTATAAAATTAAGCCCTCTTTTCCATTTAGAAGCCTCGTCTGCTAAATACCTATACATAGCCTGTCCGTCATAAGCATCCTCTTTAGTTGGCTCATAATCAAAGGTTGAGTTCAAATAATCTTCTGTAGTTGTGTCTCTGCTTTTTTTAGCGGCGGCAGATGAAGATTGTGGTTTTGCGAATTCTAACTTAACATCACTATCTTCTTTATTTTTAACAACCGGTCTAAAGAAGAAAGGTAAGTTAAGAAAAGCGAAAGATAGTTTCTTAAATGCTTTTTTGGCGTCCTCGTCTGATTTAGATGTTATCCCGAAATTAGCCTGTTTTGTAGACGTGAACTCATTTAACATTCTGAATAACTTTTCGAATGTGTAGCCAGTCCTTCTCGATTTTACGAAAAATTGACCAAGGCATCTATTATCAATTACGCAAGCCTCTGTGTGGTAAAACATATTCTTTTGCGCATTCCTAAACCCCATATAGCCAGTAAATCTTTCGTCTTTAAGCATACACCATTGTAGCGCAAAATAATGACTGCCCGTTAAATATGTAGGCACCCCGTTATTGTAGAACCAAATTCCCTCACGACGACGACGGTATTCTTCTAAAATATATTCCGAGTAAGCATCTTCGTTTTCAGGGGTTAGTCCTCGTGGCATTTCTGTTCTTCGCCAATACTGCTCTTCCTTTGGCAGTTTATTAAATAGTATTTTGCTTTTAGCAGGAACTTTTGGCAGAGTTATTTTCAACCCATCAAGGATTATTGTTTCTCCTTTTGTTCCAAGCGGATCAATTACAATGCTATCATTTTCTTTGTCGTGCCAATTCTTATAGTAATCTTTTAATGGGTAAAATTCTTGTTTAGCAAATCGTTCAGGATAACCAATTTTGTATTCTCGGTCTTTAAAATCTACTGTGTTTGTGTCAACTTGTTTTTGCAATAATTTTAATCCGCTTTCTATCTCTTGTATCGCTTCATAAATTATCGGTTTAGACTTAATTGCGGTTCCATATTTTTCAATATCTAATTTTTCAAAATCAATTTCCTTCCTATAAGCCTTTCTTAGTATATCGGCAGATGATTCCCCTGCTTTAATTAGTTTTGAAGTGTACTCAAGCAACTTTGTGTTACTTGGGGCGTTTGGGGAATTTTGCCACATCCCCAATAGTTTTTTTATAGAACCAAAAGACTCGGCTCTACTCTTTACTAGGTTAACTAATTTTTCATCAGTAAACTCATGAGCTTCTATTTTTTCAACCATCCCGGACAGCATATTCAATAGCGCTAATTCCGTATCGTCACAAAGTCCTTTTGTAGCCATTTAAATTTAAAATAATACCAAAGGTATGAAAATATTTTATATATTTGCACAATAGGAGTGGTCGCCTAATTAAAAACATTACAAAAATTCCCGAAATGAAAGCGACGACCACCGCTTGATTTTCGGGTTTTTATGTTATTATGAAAGATATAAAAGAAATGTGGATTCCGGTTATTGGATATGAACAATTTTATCACATAAGCGATGGTTTGAATGTCAAGGCTTTGGAGCAAAAGTCAATTGCTAAAGACGGTAGAAGAATGAATCATCGTAAGGAAAAGATTTTAAAGCCCTATATCAGTAAGGGAGAAAACAGATATTACAATGTTAAGTTTAGAAAAATAAATGGATGCAAAGAAAAAACATTTATGCTCCATCGATTATTAGCAATTCATTTTATTCCTAATCCGGATAATAAGCCTCACGTAAACCATATTAACGGAATAAAGACCGACAATAGGATAGAGAATCTTGAGTGGGTTACTCGAAGCGAGAATGCCAAACACTCTATAAAAATAGGATTGCAGATTCCGTTTAAAGGAGAAGAAAACGGATGTTCAAAGCTAACAGAAAAACAAGTATTGGAGATACGAGAGATAGGAAAGTCAAAGACCTTAAAAGAAATAGCCAATACTTATGGTGTTTCTATAACCCTCGTATCTGATATTTTGAATAGAAAAATATGGAAACATATTTAGAAAAAAGGCTCTCAATTACGAGAGCCTTTTCAAATTAATCTAACCAAAAATTCTAATTGTGCGTTAATTTATAAGTGAAGCTAACAGCATTATTGAAAGCTGCCGTACCTGTGTTGGCAACTCTTACAATAAATGAACCTCTTTCGTAAGACACAAGGGATACAGCAGGAAGTCCTGTTGTAGCTGTGTCTGTTTGAGTTCCAATTGTACTGTCCAAATCTCCTG